TGGCGTTTGAGCTGGGGTTCACCGGAATTGGCGTACAGCAGAAAGGCACTGGGCGGTTCATTCATCTGGATGTTGTGGAGAAAGACCTGCCGCGCCCGACCGTGTGGTCGTATTAAGGGGTAATCGATGCCGTTACAGAAACTCCAGTTCAAGCCCGGTATCAACCGCGAGAACACCAACTACGCTGGCGAAGGTGGTTGGTACGACTGCGACAAGGTTCGCTTCCGCTCTGGTTATCCTGAGAAGATCGGCGGCTGGCAAAATCTTGCGGCGTCTGTGGACGGGGTGTTTAACAGCTACATAGGCATCTGCCGAAATCTCTGGAACTGGATCACACTCAATAGCAGCAACCTGCTGGCACTGGGCACTGAGCAAAAACTCTACATCGAAAACGGCGGTGTCTACTACGACATCACCCCGATCAGAGACACCGCCACGATCAACACCGACCCCTTTGCCATTACTACGGGCTCCAAACTTGTAACAGTCACCGATACGGCACACAGCGTAACTGCGGGTACCTACGTCACATTCTCTGGGGCTACTGGCACGGACTACACAGTGTTTAACGCCGAGTTTGAAATTGTCAAGATCGTTGACGCCAACAGCTACCAAATAATCCTCCCGACAGCAGCTGCGGCTACAGGGTCAGGTGGGGGTGCGTCAGTAAGCGCGGCCTATCAAATCAACGCAGGTAACTCTGTGTCGTCGCCCAGCACCGGCTGGGGTATTGGCCCTTGGGGTCGTGATGGCTGGGGCGAAGAGTTCTCCGGTACTGCTGTGGTGCAGGAAACGAACGCACTGCGCTTGTGGTCTCTGGACAACTACGGACAAGACCTCGTTTCTGCTGTGCGCGAAGGTGCAATTTACTACTGGGCTGCGGATACAACGACTAGCCCACCCCGTGCGGTAACCCTGAAGAGCCTCGCCAATACCGCCGGATACGACGAAGATTTTGTGCCCAACAGGGTGTTTGAAATCCATACATCCGGTGTGCAGCGCTTTGGTATCTGTGTTGGCGCGAATCCTTATGACCCGGGCAATGCCAATACCGATTTCGATCCCATGCTGGTGCGTTGGTCGGATCAAGAGAACATCTACCAATGGGTGCCTGCTGCGGACAATCAGTCCGGTGAGCTGCGGCTTTCTCATGGTTCGCGTCTGGTAACGGGTAGGCATGGCAGGCAGGAGTTCGTGATCTGGTCTGACAGCGCCATCTACTCGATGCAATACCTCGGGCCACCCTATATCTGGGGTGTCACCCTGCTGATGGATGGCATCTCGATTGCCTCTCCGAACGCCGTGGTGGGTGCGAGCAACATCATGATGTGGATGGGCATCGACAAGTTCTACATCTACGACGGTATCGTGAAGACGCTGCCTTGCTCTGTGCGGCAGTTTATCTTTGATGATATGAACCAAGACCAGATGTTCCAAGTGGTCTCTGGGGGCAACGAGCAATACAGCGAAGTTTGGTGGTTTTACCCGTCTTCCGACAGCACCGTAAATAATCGGTATGTGGTGTACAACTATCTTGATAACGTTTGGCATTACGGAACGCTGAATAGAACTGCATGGCTGGACTCCTCCCTGCGCGAGCGGCCCATGGGTGCGTTTAGCGTCAAAACCAGCTACCTGTCGGCCCAGATCAGCTCGTCGGATACCACGATCAACCTGCTGGACGCCTCAAGCTACCCGGCTGCTGGGGTGATTCAGATCGACAGCGAGGAGATCGCCTACACCAGCCGCACCTCTATCGCGCTGTCTGGTTGCACTCGTGGGTATAACAGCACCACTGCTGCTTCGCATGTAGCCTACTCGACGGCTGGGTTGGTGATTCCCAATCAGGTCATGTATCACGAGACTGGCAATGATGATTTGTCTACCTCGACACCCGTGGCGATTGAAGCCTATGTGGACTCTTCGGATTTTGACATTGGTGACGGCCATAACTTCGGGTTCGTTTGGCGGATCATTCCCGACCTGACTTTTGACGGCTCCACGACTCCGGCCCCGGATTACCCTGCGGTCACGATGGTGTGCAAACCCCGGCAGAACTCTGGTACAGCTTACGGCACCCCCAGCGCTCCCACGGTCACCAGCACCCAGAGCTACAACACCCAACGCGTCTACACGGTGCAGCAGTTTACCGGGCAGGTATACACGCGGGTGCGGGGGCGGCAGATGGCGTTTGAAATTCGGTCAACCGGCCTTGGGGTGGCATGGCAGCTTGGAACCCCGCGTATTGATATCCGCCCGGACGGCAAACGATGACCAATCTTGTTGTTACGTCTGAGTTTGAGCTTAACAGGGTTGCCACGCCCAACCTGCCGGTTGCGCCTATAGCATACAACGAGCGGTATCAGAATCAGCTCAACAACATCCTTCGGTTGTATTTCAATCAACTAAACAACATTCTAGGGCAACTCACTACGAACATGGCCTCTTTACCGATTACCTTCCCGCCAACGTCGCTGGATGCGTTTGGCCGCCTGCGGGCGAGCGAACCCTACACCCTGTTTGACAGCCAAAACCGATTTGCCGCCGACTCTCAGTTTGATACCTCAACCACGGGCACCGGTTCGACCACATTCCTGACCAACGAGGCTGCGGTCAGCATGGCGGTTACAAGCGGCGGCGTGGGGTCGGTCGTGCGGCAGACATACCGCAGCTTTCCGTATCAGCCGGGTAAAGGGCTTTTGGTTCTAGCTACGATGGTAATGGACGGCAGCACCAGCGCCAACCTGACCCAGCGGGTTGGGTATTTCAACACCAACAACGGCGTCTATTTCCAACGCACAAGCGGGGTCAACTCCTTCACCCTGCGCTCCTACATCACCGGCTCGGTATCGAATGCTCGTAATGTGACGCAGGCAAACTGGAACGGCGACAAGCTGGACGGCACGGGCGCTTCTGGTCTGACGCTGGACGTATCAAAAGCCCAGATTCTGTGGATGGACTTTGAGTGGCTGGGCGTGGGGTCGGTGCGGTGCGGGTTCATCATCAACAACCAATACGTCGTTTGCCACACGTTCACCAACGCCAATGAAATTACCAGCGTCTACATGACCACGGCAATCCTGCCGCTGCGCTACGAGATCAGCACCACAACCAGCGCGGTCGCGGCGTCTATGAAGCAGATTTGCTCTACGGTCATTTCGGAAGGCGGATACGAGCAGTATTCGTATGGTCACATCGCCCGCCGGACTACGGCGTTGTCGACAATCGGGGCGACTTTCCTGCCGCTGGTGTCCATCCGGCTGGCTTCCGGGCGAGGTGGTGCGGTGGTGCTTCCGTCCCGGGTTCAGGTGCTGCCGACGACCAGCCAGAGCTATGAGGTGGCCTTGGTGAAGAACCCCACCCTTACCGGCGCATCTTGGGTTGCAAGCTCATCGTCGAGCGTGGAGGAGGATGTATCTGCGACTGCCATGTCTTTCCCGGCTGGAAGCCGGATCGTGCAGACAGACTATGTGGCGTCGAGCGGCAGCGGCGGCGTGAACCCGCTGGTCGACCCTTCTGGGTATAACTGGGACTTGCAGCTTGGGGAATCCCTCGCTGGGGTCAGTGACATCTACACCATTGCCATTCGCGTCGTAAATACTCCGCCCACTGGCGACGCCGTAGGCTCCCTGTCATTCTGGGATTTGACGAATGGAACGTGATATTATGCTGAAAATTTTGGGGGTTTTATGAACCAAATGACGCCTATAGCCGCCGGTATAGCCTCGTTAGGGCGCGGCAACGACAAGATGCTGGTACATATGACCCCCGGGGAAGTGCGGGGGCTCCAATCCCTCGCCATGGCCCATGGCGGTTCCCTGACCATTAATCCACATACTGGACTCCCAGAGGCTGGGATTTTGAGTTCTCTCATTCCGATGATGGCTGGTGCGGTCCTGACCCCCATTATGGGGCCTATGGGTGCAGCGTTGGTTGTTGGAGGTCTGGGCACGGTTGCTACCGGCAGTATCGGCAAAGGGCTGATGATGGGTCTGGGGGCGTATGGTGGGGCTGGTTTGGGCGAGAGTTTGAGTGCTGCGGGTGCGGCGGAGGGCAATGCCTTGGCGTCGTCTGAACTTGCCAAGGCCTCAAACGCTGCGACCGAAGCGGGTGCGGCGGCGTCAGATCAAATAACAAGACTAGCCAATGCACCCATTGAAGGGGCCGTCCGACCCTCAGACTTCGTACAAAACCCATATACCCCCGAAGGCGCAGCCTATATACAGTCTCAACTAGATATGCCGCTTGAGCAGATAGCGCAGAGCGCGAAAGAATACGCCGCCGACGCTTATCAATTTCCCGGGTACACCCCAACTACTCAAGCCGCCCTGAATCGCGGCCCGTTTGAAAATGCGTGGGAAGGTTTTAAAGGGCTTGGTACTGAAGCTGGCCGAGATCGGTTTATGAACGCTGTAGGAGGAGTAAAGGGTCTTGCTATGAAAGGCGGTATGGCCGCTGCCCCAATGCTGATGGCTGGTCTGCAACCCAAACCTCTGGAAACTCCGCCTAAAAAACCCTACGAATACTATAAAACCTCATATTCTCAACAGCGCAACCCACTCTGGGGACAACCCGGCCAGCCCTATTTTATTCAGTCTTATGGCCCCGGTTCGTATACAACCGACCCTAGAGAAGTGACGATGGCTAAAGCTGGTGGACTGATGGCTTTGGCGGATGGGGGGTATGTGCCGGAAAGTGGTAGCGTTAGGATTCCCACGGTAGAAGACGAAAACAACGAGTCCCGAGTGCCGGACACCAAGATTAGGTTTGCCGGATATGCCCCTGAAAAGTCCGGGTCTCTTGCGAATCTCTCAGAGTTGCAGCTGAAACTGATTGCCGCTCGGTCTACCGATCCTGAGAAAAGAGGTGCGGCTATTCGTGAGCTCTATGTTCGGCAGGGCACACAGCAGCCGAGGTCGCAGTTTATTTCTGCTGAGAAGTTTATGGCCGCCGACGGCGGCGTAGTTCCAGCCCCTCAGATGCCTATCAGCCCGCTATTCCAACAGACCCCCGCTGCCAACCCCGCTGCGCTTGAGAACTATCTGGCACAACTGGGCACCCAGATAATGGCGACCGGGGCTTCGCCGTCTACCCCTGCTACTCCTACCCCTACCCCCCAATTACCTGCCACTAACCAATACGGCTACAACCCCGCGACCCAGACGTTTTTCATGAACCCAAACTACGTAGCTCCGGATAAACCGGCTGAGAGCGACGACAATGACGGCGGAAGTGAAGGAAGTGGCGACGCTGCGGGGGGTCCGATCAAGGCTCGGTATGCAGCGGGTGGGCTTGGTTCCCTGCCTGAATACGCAGCGGGGGGCAGGCTGCTGGACAGCGACGACTACGCTGCCGGAGGTGATACCCATAATAGGGTGTCGGATGGGGTGGCGGACTTAATCCCGGCAGTTATTAAAGGGCCGAAACCACAAAGGGCGGCGCTGGCTGACGGAGAGTTTGTTATCCCCGCACGGATTGTTTCAGAACTTGGCAATGGTTCTACCAAAGCGGGAGCTAAACGGCTTTATGCCATGATGGAACGGGTTCAGCAGGCGCGTAGAAAAACAACCAGGAAAGGAGAGGTAGCTGTTGATACTAAGCCAGATAAACTTCTGCCTGCATGAGCCAAATAATATATGAAGATGTAGACCCGTGGAAATTTGTAGACGAGTTAAAAGAAATATTCCCGGTGCATTACGAAGAGTTGAGCGTAACAAAAGAATATGAATTAGAGCCGGATTACGATGCGTATAAAAGATTAGCAGATTGTAACTGGCTTCGTTGCATAACTTGTAGGTGTGATGCAGAGTTAATAGGCTATATAGTGTTCGTTGTTCAGCCGCATCTGCATTACAAATCGTGTTTAACGGCGTTTGAGGATATTTACTATGTCAAAAAAGAATACCGCAAAGGCCGCGTCGGGCTCCGGCTGTTTAAGTACGCCGAGGATGTATTAAAGAAACGAGGGGTAAATAGGATCATAATGCACACAAAAGTACACATGGATCACTCTCGTATATTTGAATATTTGGGTTACAAGAACACTGACAAGCTGTTCTCTAAAATGCTGTAGGAGAAACTATGTATTCACGTAGACAACTGGAAGCACTAGGCGAACCCCTTGGGGATTCCGTAACCACTAAAAAGGCTACGGGTGGCTATCTCCTTGGCGGCGGTGGTAGTTCGGCCCCTGCTCCCACTTCTCAGACTGTAACCCAGACTAGCATCCCGGAATACGCCCAGCCCTATGCCACGGAGATGTTTGGTAAGGCACAGGCACTGACTGACATTAACCAAAACCCGTACCAAACATACGGCGGGCAGCGGACTGCCGGGTTCAACCCCCTGCAGACTCAGGCATTTCAGAATGTCGCTCAAATGCAAGCGTCTCCCGCTATCGGTGCGGGTATGGGCTTGGCGTCAATGTCCGGGATGGGCGGGCTTGGTGCGGGACAGCAGTATCAGCAGATGGCGACAGACCCCGGTGCTACGGCGGCATACATGTCCCCTTACATGCAGAACGTGGTGGACTTCCAGAAAAGTCAAGCAATCAGGGATTACGGCAGGCAATTGCCGGGGATGCAGGCTGCAGCAACTAACGCGCGTGCCCTTGGCGGTTCTCGTCAGGCCATCGTAGAGTCCGAAGCGCAGCGTAATCTGCAGAACCAGCTGGCAGGTATTCAAGCGCAGGGTACGCAATCGGCGTTTGACCAAGCTAGGCAAGCACAGCAGTTTGGTTCGCAGCTCGGGCTGCAGGGTCTGGGGCTGGCGGGCACCGCAGCGGGTCAACTGGGCCAGCTGGGTCAGCAAAACTATCAACAGCTCATGGGTATCAACCAAGCTCAGCAGCAGGCCGGTGCTCAGATTCAGGCGCTTGAACAACAAGGACTTACACAGCGGTATCAGGACTTCCTCAACCAGCAACGCTACCCGTACCAGCAACTTGCGTTCATGTCTGATATTCTGCGGGGTGTTCCGGCAGCTACGTCGGCGAAAACCCTGTATGAGGCACCGGGTAGTACAGCAGCGCAGGTCGTAGGTCTTGGTGGGGGGATTGGCAGTCTGCTTAGCGGCATAGGAAAGGTGTCCTCATGAACAATAGCAACGGAGTTTCCAGCTATCTGGCGGGCCCGGGCGGGCGGTTTGATTTGGCCAACCCCTCTACTCAGGCGATGGTAAAAGACGTCATGGGCAACCCCGGCGCGGCTCCGAAATATGGCGTTTCGTTACCGGAGATTTTTCAGCTTCATCAGTTGCTGAAGCAGATTAGCGCACAAACCCCGCAGCCGCAGCAAACTACGGTTGCCGACGACCTCAAGATGGCAGCGCTGGCCTCTATTCAAGCACCCAATGCCGCACCGCCGCAGGGTGCGCAACCGCTACAAGGTATCCAACAGGCAATGCCCCAAGCTCGGATGCCACAGAACCCGATGGAGCAGGGAGTGGCTGGCCTCGATACCGGCATGATGGAGAACGCCGAATACGCGGGTGGTGGCATCGTTGCCTTCGCTGGTGAAGATGAGCAGCTTGTGCCCGGAGAAGAAGGTACAGCGCCGAAAGGTGTTTCGCCTTTCTCCGGTACCTCAAAAGAACTGTACGAACAGATATTGGCAAATCAGCGCGCACAACAAGCTGCCTTTAGGGTGCCTACATTGCAAGAAGCGATGGAGGAGGAGCGGGTGGCGCGGGAAGCCGCGGGTATCAAAGGGAAACTTGGTGAAGAGCGTCTCAAGAAATTAGAGGGGGCCGGAAAGAAAGACGCTGAACGGGAAAAGAAAATCGCGGGGGGTGCGTTGACTGATGCTTTTTTCAGGATGGCTGTAGCTGGGGGGCGCAAAGGCGCTACCTTCCTTGGTGCCGCTGCTGAAGGCGCTTCCGCTGGTTTTGCCAACTACGTTTCGGCGCAAAAAGAACTGGAAAAACTTCAGGCCGAACGCGATAAAGAGATCGCCAACATCCAGAACCTGCAGCGAGCTGAAGACCTCGGGTTTGTTAAAAATGCGTCGGGTAAGATAGAGAAAGCGCAGGGCCACCTTGCGGATATAGAGAGAAATATATCTACCACCCAAGCCAGTATTGCGGGGCAGATGAGCGCGGCGGAAAGATCGCAAGCTGAGGCAACGTCGCGTGAAGGAGTCGCTCGACTGGACCGAGGCGCAAGGGCAGAAGAGGCGGCAGCAAACCGTGGGGTGCAACTGCAAATCGCTAAACTGCATGCAGCAGGACAACCGCTCGATGTCCAGAAGATCATGGAAATGCCGCAGTTTAATGCAGCGCATGGCAATAAAGACCCGGAAACACGTTTGAAGATCGCCACGGAGTTGCTTGCAGGAAGAAGGGCCAGCCCGGAAAAAACCCAAACCGCGTTGATCAATGCTACAAGAGATGCAGCAAAAGAGTGGGGCAAGCTCACCGGGATCGGCGGTAGGTTGAGTCAGATTGCAAAACGTGCGGAGAACGCAGACCCTAAAATATCTGGACCAGCTAAAGCACAACTAGAAGCCGCTCGCCAGCGCCATTACGCCGGGTTCGATTTGGAAGCACCGTCGCTCTCAGATGAAGCCAAATATATTTCGGGGGCACCGCAAGCAGCAACACCCACTACTGGAGCAGGACAGTTTAACGTGTCCGCCCCCAACGGTAAGGTATACTCTTTCCAAACTCAAGAAGCAGCGGACCAATTCGCAAAATCAATCGGTAAGTAACAGGAGCCGGGATGGACTACGATAAACTCGCCAAACAATTTGGCGGAACTACAGCTCCTGTAAATGCTCCAGATAAAACCGATTTTGACGCGCTTGCCAAGCAATTTGGCGGAACTGCAGTCCCTGCAAATACTCCAGATAAAACCGATTTTGACGTGCTTGCCAAACAGTTTGGCGGCGAGGCAATTAGTAAAGAATACGTCCCCGGCACGCCTGCAGCGCAACCCGGGGGAGAAGGTTCTTTTTGGGGTGAAGTCAAGAAAGGCTTTGGCGCTGCATGGGAAGGCATAAAATTTACACCCGATGCTTTGAAACTGCAGACAAATGCCGAAGCCGTAGATATGCACAAGCAGCTGCTTGACGCGTATACACAAATTGACACTGGTAAAGAGTTCTCTCCTGCAGAAGCCTCCAAACTGAAACTTGATTACGCATTGCTGCGTAACTACCAAAAAGCTGACCCGGATCAACGAACCATAATTAAAAACACGGGCACACAATTTGTTGGCGAGCGCTCTCAACAGATTCGTGAGGCCATACCTGCTTATGCTGAGTATCAAAAGCGCCTTGAGCCGTATAAAGGGCGGGTGCCTGACGCTACGGATATCGAATCGCTAAAAGACTTCCGTGATTGGCTCGGTTACAACGTAGCCTCGGGGGCGGTACAAGTTATCCCTGTTATGGCTGCAGCTTATGCAACCGGTGGAGTGGGTGCGTTTGCACTCGGCACGGGTATGGCGATGCAGGAAGGCGTACAAAATCGCCTCGACTTTGTATTAGATAAAGTAAAAAATCTATCGAACGAGGAGCAGGCAAAGGCGGTGCAAGAGTATTTGAAGGCGTCAGGTGATACCACCATGACCGTTGCTATCGCTTCAGGTGCACTTGATCTTGCTGGCCCAGTCGGTTCAATCCTCAAAAAGCGGCTGGCCAAGGAGCTAGGTACTGAAGTCGTCGAGTACGAAACAAAACGAGAAGCCGCAAAAGCCGCGTTGAAACAAGTCCCTCGGGAAATGGGCGAGGAGTTTTTAACTGGCGGTGCACAGGAGATCGCCCAAATAGCTGGGGAGCGTACACTTGGCGAACAGACCGGGGATGTTTTCTCCAAAGAGAACGTAAAGCGGGTCTTTAATTCCGCTGCAGCGGAGGCCGCAGGCAGTGTTGCCGGTAGCGGTGTAAATGTAGGTACCTCAGTGGGTCGTCAAATGGTTAGGGAGCGTGCGGAAGCTCTAGCCCAGCAGGAGTTTGAAAAGCAACTGCAACAACGCGCCGCACCCAAAGCCGCACCTGAGGATATTGCGCAAACGTACGAAGCGCTGGTCTCGCGGTACCAAGCTGAAGGCATGTCGGAAGTTGAAGCGCTCAAGGCCGCTGGTGCGGATATTGCTCAAGGAGGTATTGATCTTGGACCTATGGGAACCGGAGCAGAGCTCGAAGGGGCTGAGCAGCGAACAACTGGTGGAGCAGGCGTGGGAGTGTCTGTACCACAACCACCCACCGAAGCACCCGCAGTTACTGAAGCTGGACGAGGAAGATTGGATGTTACTGAAGGACCTGCTGGTGAGGCTGTTTCGAGAGAAGGCCAACCAGCTGGTGCATTGAAGGGTGCGCAGTTAACTACGGATCAAGTTGAACAGGCCATCGCTCAAGCACAACAGACCCCGGGGGAAGCCTACACTATTAAGCAAGACTTTGGTGAAGTCGGTACCGAGGAATTCAGTTCTGAGACGCATCAAGCTACTGTTACACGCTTACCGGATGGAACTGCCGTAGTTTCGGCCCCCACACTTAGCGACTTTGGCACATCTGTAGTATCCAGTAAAAAAGCTGAAGGGCTGTCCGACGGAGAGTTGATTAAAACTACGCTGCGTCCCGTCTTGGAAAGGTATTACGCCGATCCAGCCGACGTAGACCAGCGGGTAACCATATCAAAAGAAACTCCCACTGCTGAAACTCCCACTGCTGAAACTCCCACTGCTGAAACTCCCACTGTTAAAACTATAACTGCCGCTCCAAAAACAGAAGCTATCGCTCCAAAAACAGAAGCAACTACAACAGAAACAACTACGCCTACTGAAGTAGTTCCTCTTGAGGACGTAACGGTCGAAACCCCGACTTCGCAGCTGCCGGTTAACCCAGAGACCGGATTAAAACCCCCGGGTAAGCGTGGCCGCCCCCGCATCGAGCGCACTCCGGAAGAACAAGCCGCTGCGGAAGCACAACGCAAAGAACGACAAAAAGTCGGACGCGATGCCATCAGAGCCGTCGAGAAAGCACAGCAAACTATAGCTGCGCCGGTAGACATTGAGGCCATTCAAAGACTTGCTCAGACGGACAAAGCCGCTGCCGTTGCGGTGATCAAAGAAGTGCAGCAAGGTAGAGACCTTGCCCTCCTTGAGGCCGCCCGGGTTCTTACGGATAAAAAGTTGAGCCCCACGGCGAAAGCCAAGCAAGTTGCGAACGCAGTATTCAGCCACCCCAGCGTTACAGCCGAAGAGCGTCAGCGGGCACAACGTAATGCACAGCTACGCGACACTGCAAAGAACATTCTGGTCGAAGGTTCAACAAGTTTCTACCCAGACCCGTTTTATGAAACGGTTACGGACGCAACACAGGCAGCTAACTACATCAGCAAAAAAGGCAACGCTTTTGAACGCCTGCTGATTAACCGCATCAAGCCATTTTTAAAGGGTGTCAAAGTTGTCGTAGTAAACGACCCCCGCGTGGATATCCCTGACCCCGTAACACGTAGGGAGTTTAGGGGCGCTGCGGGTCTGTATGCTGAAGGCGACGGGCAACGCATTATTTATCTGAACAATATTGGTGGTAGGCGTGAAGGGCTTACCAACATGACGTTCCTCCACGAAGCAGTCCATGGTGCGACCATGGCGCAGATAAACAGATTTTATAAAGACCCCGGTTCGCTAAGCCCGCAGGTCGTGAAGGCCATCCAAGTGCTAACGGAAGTAATGATCCGGGCGGGTGACCACTACAACGTGCTCAAGAAGCAAGGCAAGACAGACCCGTTGGAAGACAGGCTCAACGAGCTAGAAGTGTTTGATGACTTGAAAGAGTTCGTTGCCTATGGCATGACGCAGCCGGAGATGCAGGACTTTCTGCTCAAGGTTCCGGGCTTTATACAAGTCCGAGCAGACAGGCTTAACGGGCTGACTGCGTTCGTCCGGGCCATCCAGAACATGTTTGGTTTGGGGCCGCAGCATAACTCGGCGTTCCAAGACCTGATCATTATCACTGATCGCATTATGGGTGTAGATCAGCTGCCTGCGCCTACCGAGTCTGTAGAGGTCGCTGCTGCCAAGAAGGTTAAGGCGCAGAATAAAACGATGGAGAAGATTGCTAAATCTCAAAGAGCCGCTGATGTAAACGCCGGTCTGGGCGAGCTGATGATGCAAACCCGTAACGCCAAAGATGCTATACGGCTGCTCAAGTCTGTGTATAGTGCTCTGTCCATCAACGCAGTTCGTAAAATTCTGCCTACCATGACCACCATGGATACCACGCGATGGGTAGGCGATAAAATCAATAACATAAAAGTCGTCAACGACGCGGTCGAAGGTATGGCTGGTATGCGGACTAAGATGATCCGCGAGCTGGCGGAGAAGACCCCGCAGTGGATTGAGTTTGGCCGTAAGTTTGAACGCGGGGCTCGCACTCTTGGCGACGTTATGCACGCATCTACGCTGCTTGGTATAGACCCGACGCAGCATGCCGATCTGGCTACCGCGCTGAAGAACGACGCTAAGCTCAAACAGCTCCGAGTGGATTACCAAGCTGCAATCGCTGACCCTACTAAATCTCCGGGTCAACGTAGTAAACTAAAAGGTGATGTCACTAAGCGCGAGAATGATCTGAAAGCTGTATATGAAGGCGGAGTGGTGCAAAATCCCCACACCGGCGAAAAATATCAAATTGAAGGTTGGACGCAGCTTGGAAAATACGGCAACGGCGAAGGGCATCGAGTATTCCGCATGGCCCGGGATTCGTACCGGGATACGTTTGATCTACATCAAAAACTGCTTACCGACAAAATAAACAAGTCGGGAATTCCCGCCGCATCCAAAGCCAAACTGATCGCGGAGATTACGCAAGGGTTCCAAGAAGCCAAGCAGCTGGGAGTCTATTTCCCATTGATGCGTTACGGTAACTTCTGGCTGCGTATTGGCAAGGGTAAATCCGGCGAGTATTACATGTTTGAATCCGCAGCAGCGCGGAATAACTACGCCCGTATGCGGGCGGAGGAGTCGGGTAGGACACTAGATCAGGCATTGGAAGCTCAAGAATATGATGTAGGCGACAACCTCGATCAGATTCGCAACGACATTGTGGAATCCAGCCGGATGCTGAAGAGCATTTTTAACGCGCTCGAATCCAATTCAACCACTGACCCAACCACTGGTAAAGTTGGTATCACTGACGTAGCAGCTATCAAGGATCAGGTCTATCAGATGTTTCTCATGACACTGCCTGACCGTGATATGCGCAAACGGTTTACGCACCGCCAAGGCAAGACCGGCTTTAGCGCCGATGTACTGCGTAACTTTATTGTCAACCAGCATACTGCGGCTAACCAGCTGTCACGTTTGGCGTATGCGGACAAGATTCGCCTTGGTATTGGCTCAGCATATGCAGAGCTCGCGGGTAATCCAGACAAACTGAAACTCAGCGCGTTTGTAGATGAGATCGCCATGCGAGCTGGCGCGGAGATGACTCCGGCGATTCCGAACGGGTTTGATTGGGGCAAGATGGCCAGCATTGGGAACCAAGCGGTGTTCTACTACATGCTGACTTCGCCTAAGTCGGCCATCGTGCAGATGACTCAGCTGCCAGTCGTTGGTATGCCCGCGTTGCTGGCACGATACGGTTCAGTAGATACGCTAAAAGTTACCGCACGGTATACCAATCTATTCGACAAGCTTGGCACCACTAAGCGGGATCGGAACGGCAACGTGACTACGGAATGGGGTGAGCCATCGATTAACGATTCCTCGTATGTAAACAAACACCCCGACCCTGCATACCGCAGGGCACTACGGCAAGCATGGCAAGTTGCGCAGGACCGTGATTTGTTTATGTCTACCTACGCTGCGGATATGACCGCACGAGCTGCGGTGCCAACGGCTAAATATCAGGGTGTTACACAAAGGTCGTTACGGACTGTAGGTAATTTTATGAGTGGTGCCTTTCACCACCTTGAACGGATCACCCGGGAAATTATGTACATGTCCACGTTTGAGCTGGAGTTTGCTCGGGCTAAGAAAGGCGGAGCGGATGACGCAACGGCCACCGCTCGCGGTATTAAAGCTGCCACTGACATGGTCTACGAAGCGCTGTTTAACTACAGCCAATACAACAAGCCCCGGATGATGAAGGCAAACGCAGCGACCAAGATCGCTACGCAGTTCATGACCTACCCGCTGCAGATGACCTCGTATTTGGGTCGCAACTTCTTCAACATGCTGCGCTCGCTGCCCCCACAAGAACGCAAAGAAGCCGCTATCAAATTCTTTGGCACCATGGGTATGACAACCATGTTTGCTGGTGTTGTGGGGTTGCCCGGATATAGCGCGATACTGGGCCTCCTTGAGGGTCTACGTGAAGCATTCCGTCCAGACATGGAAGATGAGGGTGCGGACGAATACTACGATGATGATGACGACAGCAATCCGCTCGGCAAACGTAGCTTGGATTTGTGGTTCCGTGAGTGGTTTATCCCCGCGTACTTTGGCCCGGACAGCAGCATTGCTAAAGCACTGGGATTGGACCAAACACAGGCGCTGATGCTCCAACGTGTGGTCAAGATGGGACCTGTTTCGGCATTGACGGACTTGAACATCGGTTCTTCCGTATCGCTTGACGGCCTGTGGTTCCGTGATGATACACCAGCAGAAACCTCAAAAGAAGCTTTTATGCAGTTCGTGTTTAACACAGTAGCGGGGCCGCTTGGCAGCATGGGGCTGCAATTCTTTTCGGCTTTTGATGACTTCAACAACGGACAATTTAATCGAGGCGTTGAGAAGATTCTGCCCGCGTTCTTCCGGGGGACGGCCAAAGCAGTGCGGTTGGCATCGGAGGGGGAGCAGACTCGACAAGGTGCGGAAATTCGTAACGCTGAGTGGTTTACTACCGGCAAGCTGCTAGGCACAACGCTTGGGTTTCAGAGTACGGAAATTGCGGAGATTCAGAAAAAGAATTTCCTCGCCAAGCAGGTAGTCGTAGATGTACAGAAAGAACGCCAGAAAGTTCTCACCGCACTCGATCTTGCGATTCGGCGCTATGAAAACGACTCCACTGACGCAAATGAGCAGCGAGTCGAAAAAGCGCTTAAAGAAGTTGAACAGTACAACTACAAAAACGGCGCTTTGCCCATAGACGCGGATACTGTGCAGAAATCTCTTGAGGGCCGTGCCAAACGTCGCGGTGCCGCTATCGAAGGGTTTATAGCTGGCCCGAAAGAATCCGCTATTGCCCGCCCAATACTGGAACGAACTCAAGTGCAATAAAAAACCCCCGAGGGTTGCCCGGGGGTAAATGGCAGCAATGCCAAGAGGGGTGGAAGGAGCGATTCTTCCGGGTTCAGTATATCAAATCCGCCAGACTCTTACACCCCTAATTCCGTCCTCAATAACTACCTTCGTCAGTACGTTGTATTTTAGTCTGCGCGTGGTACACAGTATTTCTTTTTTGGCCCCGGCTGGATTGAGACAGGGGATGAAGAACGAACTTCCCCGCCTGAAGCTCTTCCAGTTGACCTGATAACTAACCCTCTCCACCTGCATTGTTACTCACCGGCTTGACGATTTCGTCCATGTTGAAAAACTCGGCATTGGAGCAATCAAACATCAGCGTATGCACTCCGGGGGCTACGATCTTCATACCCTTGGATAGCCGTTTATTTGTGGTACCGAGAAAGATACCCTTCTTACCGAGTTCGTTCAGCGTAGACTTGTAGTTCACCTGAAACTTTACGCAGTCGCTTCTGAATGGCTTGGCTGCCATGTACATCCGTTTGGTGTCAGGCTCATACCGTATGCTCAGCTCCCCCTTGGGCTCTAGCGTAGGTAGCATAGCCATGTTAGTGCGCCGATCGACTTCCCCGTTGACCACCAAGATGTTCTGCATGTGCCGGTTGATGTAGTCACCGATCACGGACAGCACGTCGCTGGAAGGGGGCTTGATTTCGACACGTAATGTTAGGATCATGTTAGTAGCCCATGCGTAGACTGCCCGCATGTCCCAGTCGATTAGCCCAAGGTTCTTGGCAATCAGACCCCCGGTAATGTTAGCAGCTACGACGGCGGACCAGAACCGCTCCCGCTGTGTCAACCGCAGTTCACGATCGATCTTGGCCTGTATCCCCAGCGCGGTAGACTTGGCCTCTTCCAGATTCTCTACTAGCCACCTAGCGTATATGTCGCCCGCATGCCCGTAGTTCTGCTTCAACTGGTGGTCGAACATATGCTTGGCCACGGCAACGTCAATAGCATCGCTATAGCCAATCGCATATTCCAGTAGCCGCATCATCTCGCCGTCCGGCGAGTTCTTCAGGGAGGTTAGTTTTTCGTAGAATGAAGCATTAGAAGAGCATAGGGATATCGACTGCCACGAAGTGAGATTCAGACGCAGCTCGTTTGCCGAGGACTTCACTCGGTCGCGCCCCCGCCCCTGAGACATGCAGTAGGCCAACGTCGAGAAGTCCGCCGGGATCATATTGGTGATTTCATCCACGGTAAATGGCAGGTTGTTCATCACCCCCAGCCGGAGTAGCTTGGCGGCTAACGTGTCATCCCACATTGCGCAAAGCCGGGCCGGGTCGCCATAGACGCTGTTGCACATCTGCAGAACGGTGGTCTTGCCGGTGCCCGAACTAGAATGTATCACGTTTATGATGGCCCCATTGTGACCCATGAACTTGAACAGGGGGGAGCCAAAGGCAGTCAGCGTCGCGAAGGCATGGGGTTCCAATCCGGGTCTGCCGTAGAGGGCAAATACTTCCTTCCACTTCTCCAACGTGCCAGCCGGTTGCATATGGCTCGCTAGGTTCTGAGTCGTTGATGACGGGGGACTATGGTAGATACCGTCTGCGGTGATCTCGCGGTCCCCAATGATGAACTTGCTGTCCCTGTCGGCCCAGCCAAATTGCTGCCTCATAAGTTCTGCTCTCCGTTTAAATTGAAGCTCTCTGATGGAGAGGAACAAATATTCCATCAGGAGACCAAAGGCTTTCTCTCCACAAACTACGCCGTGACCTGCTAGGGCCTTACGTAGTTCTTTCTTGTCAGTGATCTGTATATTCGATACTACAAACTCTTTGATGCCATCCCGGGGTAGGTGTAGCTTCATCACCACAACATCCCCAAGCACCGGATCGCGCATGCGCTTGACTACGTACAGGTCATGCTCGTAGATATGAACCGGTTCTTCTTCATCCCCCATAGCCCTGTAGATGCCACCGTTACGCCCACGGAAAAACGGACGGGGATAGGCAGGGATGGTGTGGACTTCGGGCTCTTCGTCCTCTTCGTCCTCTACAATTACGGTGTTATCTTCTTCAGTAGCCTCAGCAATTTCCCTGCCCAACGTGATAGGGGAGCGCACCTTGCCTTTGTGCGGGCAACCTTCGCAGCCACCCGGATTACTCTTTTCAAATTCAATACAGGTGTGAGGCCCTAAAATATGCGCTACCTTGCTTTCCGTAGTAGCGTAGTCGTAGTCTGGGTGGCCTTCTGATAACTTGTGGATGGCAAAGTCACGGTCACTGCAAAACTTGGCAATCGATAGCGCATCAAACCAGCGGGGTTCAGACAGTGTGTCTTGGTTGATATAGGCGTCATTCAGTTGCCTGCATCCGCCCTCTCCGCGCAGCATGATTTTGCTGAACGATGACGTCATATTCTGCGCCATCGCCTTGCCCAGTTCGGTCAGCTCCCGTTTTGGGACTACTTGAATTGGCTCTTTGACTCCAAGAATCTTGCGAAACTCTTCGTACTCTACAGGCGGGGCATCACTGATAAACTCTACCAGCGTAGGTGGATTGTCCTTGAAGTTGTATGTACCGGGGATACGTAATACCCGGGCCACCTCAAAAACTTTCCCGTCGATGTGGAAGTTGTGAAGCACACACAGCTCGCGCAGGCGGTCTGCAACGGGCTCCCATTCTTCCCTAGTAACTTCACGCGTAAGCGGCCAATAGGCATGGATACCACGACCTGAATTTACCAGTAGGGGGCGAGGTAACCCTATCTTCTGGCAGAACGTCCGTAGCTCTTCTAAGCCTGTGGCTTGGTCAATGTATCCATCAGGCCGCCCGGTATCGGGATTGATCTCGACCTTGGCTTCTCCGCAGTCAATATCAAGCCAGAATGCCTTCAGCCCTTTGACGTTGGACTTTTTTCGATTCTGATCCGTGGCAAACTTTGCCACGCCAAAAAAGACATTTCGCTCATCTGCAACATACTTAGCTGCTGCAGCGTCTACCTCTTCGCGTGTTGCTACCAGCTTCTGTCGTACATCGTCCTTGCCTTTTATGCCCAGCACTGCGAACCACCCATCGGGTGGCTGAACAATACTTAAAAGGTCTTTTTGTTCCATAAGGGAAAAGGGGGGTGTTACCCCCCGCCAGAGGTTTTAATAGGCGCGTGTTATTTACGACTGAACGAGGCAAGCAGCTTCTGAATTTCATCTACTACCAGATTCTGGGGGCTTCGTTCCCCTATAAACCAGTTGTAGATCGTCTGCCGACTAACCCCAAGCGAAGATGCGACGTTTGTAACAGGTATATTGTGTTTAATACATACCCGACCCAAACGCACACCCAACAGCTTAGGGTTGGCCTTTTTATTTAACCCGATCAGTCTTGAGCTATATCCGTGGCTCATGAAGTTACTCAGGATTGCTCCACGCAGAAACCACGTCGGCCAGCTGTGCCTTGGGCTTAGGCGCGGCTTCAGCTTTCTTCTGCGGGCGCTTCACGGGCTCTTCGACACCATCGTCATCCGGCTCATCAGAACGAACTACTTTTTGCTTGGGCGCTTCGGGCTCAGCCTTAGCGGCAGGCGGCTGCTTCTTGACACCATCGGCTTGGGCTACCGTAATCACGGTATACAGCTTGGTCTCGGGTTTAGTTTGCGCGCCCTTAACCAGTTCGTATTCCTCGTCGCTAATGTTGCGCAGCGGAGTAAAAAGCAGCTCCATGGTGTCTGCATTAGCGTCGAAAGACACGTTCGTCACAACGTTGTCCGGGGATTCACCGTTTGCCAACAAGAATTTAACGTAGGATTCAAACGGATGCACGTTACCAGTGCCCTTGCCGAATAGTGACTTGGCCGGAATATTCATCTGATAAACGTCGCCGCTGGAGTCACCCTCAACCAGCACGGAGATACGACGCTGATAGCGACAGGCTTTGCTACCGTTATCGCCTGAACCCTTGATGTTCTGCGGGCATTCAGCGCAGCTTGTGTGTTGCTTATCGGCAGCGGCGGCTTCCGGCTTGTCACCGAGGTTAGACCAGCAGTTGGGCAGCGTGGCTTCTTTGTTCGGATCGAACTTCTCTTTGTAGAAAATACGCGATACCTTGGGCAATGCACCCACGATAATCACGTTGATCTCCCCACGAACGGCATTGCCGATTTGCTCGCCATTGACCATACGCTTGAACGTACCATTGGTATTGGTCTGTATACGGCGGCTCGTTGTGGAGGAAGCAAGGGTCTTGGCGAAGTCGCTAAGCTCCCGTTTACCCGTTACTGCTACGCCGGTTTGTTGTTTGAAAATAGCTACATTACCCATGAGAATGCTCCTTACTTGGCTGTTGGTTTGCGGACTTGCACGGTATACTTGCGCTCATTCTGGAGGCCGATCGGAATCTTGTCCGGGTTGTCCTCCAAAAATTGACGCATATTGCTGTTATGGATTCGTTGCTCCAGCAGGAAAGGTGCATCATTTTCTGAGATAAATTGATACATCGAATCCCAATCGCTCGTCCAGTACCGTGACGCTACCCGGCGAGTGATAGTTCCTGCGGGAGTTTTAATGCTATCTGCTTCTTGCGCGTTGCAGATTTCAAGTAGCTTGTTACCAACAACATCAAACTGCTCCTTGAGCTCTTGGATTTCAAGCTTGTGCTGCTCTTCTTTTTCTTGTATGGCGGTACGAATCTTGATGTATATATTTACAAGCTCTACCGTTGTCAAGTCTTTATCAGACATAAATCGCTCCGTGTTGTTATTGAACCCAGTATAGCACAACATTTGACTGTGTCAAACGTCGTTTTCAATTTCTCGACGATATAGATCAATAATTTTTTCGTGGTTTGTTATGTTGTTCTGCAGCATGTGATACAACTTACTTTCGACCTCACTACCCCGGATGTGCACGATAGTCATGGCATTCTTCTGCCCGGGGCGGTTGATGCGGGCGTTTGCCTGTAAGTAAGTCTCCACACTGGTTACGGGGGCGTACCATATGATGGTATCTGCTGCAGTTAATGTGAGACCGTGTGACGCGGCTTGAGGTTGGATGATAAGGACGTGGGGATCGGAGGCTTCCTGAAACTGCTTGACTAACTCGCTTCGTTTATTAACCGACACCTGCCCGTTTATCACACCGCAGCTTATCTTGTTTTTCTCCAGCGTATCCCGTAGTAATTCAATGGTGTGGGTGAAGGGCACAAAAACAAGAACTTTGTGGCTAGCTTCCTCAATCACTTCGAGAATAACTGCTAGCCTATTAGACACATCAAATTCAATGACCTCGCGCGTATCCGAGTAAACTGCACCGCCCGATATCTGCAACAGCTTAGTGATGTTGGTCGCCGCGTTGACGGCACTTATTTCCTCTCCTGCGGCGCTGATCATCATTTGCTTCTTGAGCAGGCGGTAGTATTTCTGTTGTTGGGGTGTGAGGGGCGCATCCCGTTCAATGAACGTTACATCAGGAAGATCAAGACACTGATTTCTCTCAAACCGTATGGCGGGTTGTAGTAATTTATGCACCGTTTCTTGGGCTCGCGGCTTAGGTATCCACCGGAACTGAGAAACTTTCTGCATTACCTGATCCCGGAACTGCCCAAAGTATTTAGGCGTGTTATCCGGGTTGACCAACTTGGCTAGCCCATAGGCGTCCAGTGGAGATTGCGCAGCGGGGGTGCCCGTCAACATCCAAAACCAATCCGCTTTTGCAGCGACTTCTTTGATAACCTTCCAGCGGTTGGTCTGCGGGTTTTTGTATGCGTTAGCTTCGTCAACTACAACCAGATCAAACCCCCCATCTAGTACCTCCTGCTTAACAACGGCTAACCCGTCATAGTTTATGACGACAAATTCCGCCCCTGCGTTCACGATTTTGGCGCGTGCTCGGGCATCCCCGTACGCAACTGAGCACGATCGGTGCATGGCGAATTTGAACAAATCTTGCTGCCACGCGGATTTCATAATGGATAGCGGGCACACAACTAACACGCGACGCACGAGCCCGAGATTCATCAAGTAATCCGCTGCCCATATAACGCTGGCGGTCTTACCGGTGCCCTGTTCGTTGAAGCAGAAAGCCTTTTTATACAGCGTCAAAAACGATGACGTCTCGCGTTGGTGCACAAAAGGCGTTAGCTTCCCCGACCATTTGTAGTCGCGTTGGATAGTAGAGGGGACATTCTTGAAGCGCAGGTGCGCGAGCTGCTGTGCCTCTTCTAACCCCCATTTAACTGCCACTTGGTATACATCTTCTTCTTGGCCTACTACCGCGCTCATCTTGACTTCTTCAGTAATTAGATGCGGGCGTCGTGTCCTGACTAGCAATACTTTATCTTCAACGATTTGCACGTTTCTTTTCTCTCGCGCTTGTTTCCGATACCAGACGGTTCTTGGAGTCCCTAGCAAACGACCGGTTACTCGCGGCAGAGACCACTTTCAACCCGGTGCTGTTGCTGCCCCCCTTGGACAGAGCCTTGACGTGATGCACGTCTTTACCGTCACCTTTCTTTGCGGTGCCCTTCTCGACCGCTTTGCGACGGGCCGCGTTACGCACAGCACGGTTTTTCTTCTGTTCCTCAGTGCCCTGATATTGGGCATATTCTTTTTTGTAAGGTCTCGGTTTGTTGACGTAAGGCATGATGTTACTCCTCGTTGGATAAGTTTCTCTTACCATATACTGCTAAAGTCATTAAGCCTATTTTTTGCAGTGCGTCTATTAGAATGTTACGTTCATACTCGCCGTTTATAAGCACAGCAATTTTGGGGGCCATATAGGGCTCAGTCCATGTGCCGTCTTCTTTTTCTATCATAACCCCCATCGCGTAACCGCTAATACTGCCGGTATTAAGAGTCAGCGCCGAAGTTGACTCCCATTTTTCTCCGGCATGGCTTATTTGCAGTTCAAGCTCAAGCCCGAACATTGGGCAGTGTTGGTAGCTGAGCTCCGGGTTTTCTACTTTAAACTGTGGCGGTGTCAACGAACTCATTATCTCTTCCTATTATGTTCACAAGTAGTAACCGGGCAATATGCACAGAGTGGCCCGGAGTTAGCGTTCCAAACCCCCGTCTCCTGCGCGGAGGCCAGTCGATCCAGCTCCGGAGTAAACGTCGCGAAATACGAATCCCGCATCTCCACAAAGTGCTCCTTGTGTATCAGCTCGTTGGTTACAACAAACGCCAACGCGGACTTGATCTTCTTGACGTGGGGGAAATGCACAAACAACCCGGCAGCCAGTGCGTCCATCTGTTTCAGATCGGCATACCGGGAGTTCTTGCTAGTCTTGTAGTCCAAAGAAAATATCACGTCATCCTGCACCACAACCACGTCTCCGATACCCCGCCACCAGACTTCTTTATCGAAGAATCCACAGGGCTCGTATCCATTCGGCGTCTGCTTTACACCAAGCTTCAGCTCGCAGTGTTTCTCACCCGGTATGTTTTTAATAGCGGCAAGCAAGTCCTGAATAAACGAAAACTTGGACGGAACGGGGATACCATTTTTGATATGGTCCTCAGCCGCTTTGTGCAAAGCCTGCCCATAAATGGTCGCCTCGCTGCCTGAGTCTTTTACATTCTTGAGTACCCGTAAGTGATAATACTTCTTTGGGCACTGCTGGAAACTCTTAATACTTGAATACGACCATGCGATTGACATGTTATTAACATTCTCCGTAGGAACGTCCAGCTCCGGATTCACAATTTAACGGCAGACCCGGTGCCCACTTCGGACGAACCCGCATAGCCGCCTCAATCAGCGCTCTACCTGCATCTGCCTCACCTTCTGGAACTACGCAGGCGATTGCGTCGTGCACCGTCATAACCACCCGGTATTTCTTCGCTATCTGTAGCATCTGCTCACCGATCGTGATCCGGGCAATGGCTTGGCATACGTTCTCAATGACCTTACCCCCGTATATACGGTTGGAAAGAATCACTCTGCTTCGAGTAGTATCGTAAACAAATTCTTCCTTGCCCATGTCATTGACTTGACGCCGTAGGTTGGGGTACTTGATATACAGCCCGTTTGGTAGTCGTATCCCCTTCTTGCCCTCAACTATAAGCGCCCCCTCCCGCCCCAATGGCGCTGTCTTTTCGTTAGCTATGGCATTTAAAGCCTCGCCAGCCTGCCGCCACAATGCGGGGATCAGGGGGTATGTCTGCCGATAAACCGAAATAATGCGCTCACATTCTTCTTGTGGCAAGTCCACCCCAAAAACTTTCAACTGCGCCCGAAACTTGGTAGGCCCCATGCCGTAGCCCGCGCCTAGAATTGTTGTCTTACCCACAAAGCGCTCTTGTTTATCGATTTGATCTATGGGCTTTCCGTAAATGGAGGCAGCCATTATCTTGTACACATCTTCGCCCCGGTCAAACGCGTCCACCAAGTCATTCTGTTCGGCCAGCCATGCTAACGTCCGCGCCTCAATTTGCGAAGAATCCGAGTCAACCATTACATACCCGGGCGGCGCAAGGATGGCGTGCTTGAGGGGGGAACTTCGGGGCAGATTCTGCATGTTAACCTTGTCGTCCCCTCCCCACCGTCCAGTATGGGCCGCGTAATACCGCAGGGGTATGGGCAGCGCACCCCGCTTGGCGATCCCGATAAATCTCGCCGTCCGGGTCTCCTCGATTGTGGACTTCACGCCCAGCCTCGCCGCGACAATCGCCTGCACAACAGGGTTTTCGTGCTCAAGTAGCGCCTTGAACCCTTCATCAGATTTGGAAAAAGCGTATGTTTCTTTACCCGTAGCCAGACTGATTTTCATCGGCGGCTCAACCCCGATACTACGAAGTAAATCAGCGAGCTGAGGGTTACTCATGAGCTGGTCTTTATCGATCAAAGCCTTGTTTAGCAGATCGGTTTTTTGTTGCTGAATCTCACGCAGGTGCTTAACCAGAACGTCCGTATTCAGCTGCAACACCGGCTCCGTGAACATCCGGATGGTCAGGTCGATCAAGTTAAGTTCGACGATCGGGAACTCCGGTGCCATGCGGGCAAACAACTTGTAGGTCAACTTCGTGTCGTTGACGCAGTAAGCGCCATAACGAGCAAGTTCCTCGTCAGAAAAATCTATACGGCGTTTGCCCAGCGCGTTGGTAACCTCCGTGCCTTTCTCGCCCAGCCGGTAATACCGAGCAAGAGTAGCTAGGCTGCCGCCAACTTCAGTACCATGAATAGCTCTAGCCATTGACAGCGTATCCGCAATCTTCAAAGGACGGATACCAAAGCACCAGTTAAGTATCGCCATGTCAAACACAGCATTGTGCGCAAGCCCGATGGACTCATGCCATGGGAAGCTCAGCAACCAGTCTTTCGTATCTTTCATGGTGCCGCTGAACCACTGCGTCTTGCCATCATCGACCTTAACAGCTACACCTATAACTTCAAATTGCTCGTCCCGAATGTATTCCTCAGTCGTGATCTTCGACAGAGAAAACTCCCTGTCGTAGTACGTCTCAAAGTCTATAGTTATTATGTGCATGTACAATACCTGTCGTTGTGGAACGTTTTATGTGAGGAAATAACTCTAAGTCAAGCTGTTTAGGCGCGCATCGATCCGGCTCTGAGTCCGTCAATAACGTTTTTAAAACCTTTTCAGTAAACAACTCATCCTGCAACGCCAGCCACTTATCATATATCTGACGCACTTCATCATCGGATAAAAACGGTAAGTCCGCCGTATGCTCGGGGTAGCCCTGCTGCGCTCTACGAATTGCAGGATTGATTGCCCAGCCCCACTTCTTCGTATCCGGGTTTGTAAATTCAGCCGGATTACTCTCCATACGTCTCAGTAGAACCTCCAGTCCGTTTTTCATGGTGTCATCGCTCACGTCCTGAAGGTACGTAGCCAACCAGCTCGGCGCTGCTCAACAGATGCACACTATCCTCTGCCTCGTCATCTTCACGCACCCATTTGAATTTAATCTCCGGTCTGACGCACTTATTCTGCGCCTTCATTTTGGCTTGGTATTGCGGGGTGCAGTCGGTGCAGAACCATGCAGAAAGATTCGGGCGGCTCAATCTGGCCCGTTCCCTCCATTCATCGTATTGCGCAGCCGTAGCACAGGGATAATACATACTGGCCACGGTCCGTCGGTAGTCTGAGTCTCTTAAGTTCATTTCTTTTTACCTTTTATCAAGCGGACAGCAGGCTCCTCCAATACCTCCTGCCGGTACGCTTCAACGGTCTTGGTAATGTCGGTATGCGCGGAGCTGGTCGGTTTGAACTTGCACCCTACGTCAAGGATGTACTTCTTCCTCTCGCGCAAGTACGCGATTGCAGCTTCCAGTTTCTCGTTCATAACGGTGCCTCCGGTATGTTATTTAGATTTACGCTTCGCTTTGCGGGCTTTCTGCATACGTTTCGCTGGCTTTTCGGTTTCCCAGTATTTGCTGCGCTTGGTGTACTTGCGCTTGGGTTTGGGGTAAGGCTCGAAGTGGTCAGGCAGGTGGATAAGTTCGTCTTCGGGAAAGGCCATGCCGTCGGTAGTCTCGTTGCGGTAGTTATCTTCATCTTTTGCTTTCGGTAGTTTTTCAAGTGGCGGATACTTGCCAGATTCAGATGCTTCTGT